TAATTTTGTTCATTAAACCAGCAAAAATTTCATATGGTTTATTGCCAACAAGCCCAATTAAGATCAAAAATGGTTCACCTTTAACGTTAACACGATGAATATCGCAATTTAGAGTTTTGGTTCTTTTATCGTTATTTGCAAGCAAAACACCAGCGCGAGACCCGTCAACATAAACAGTGATTCCTTTGCATTTACGTTTCCAAGCTTCAAAATAAATTTTTTCAACGTCAGCAACAGTTGCAGTCGATGGCAAATTTACAGTCTTAGAAATTCCATGACAAATCCAATTTTGTGCTGCTGCTTGAATCTTAACAGATGCAACTGGGTCAATATCCGCTGCTAACGATCCATAATAAGGCGACAAAGTTACATCTTGCACACCAGTAATTTTCTTCCATTGTTCAATAACTGGATGAAAAACATGATATTCTTTCCACTTGTCACCTGAGTCATCAACAAAATCTGCGGCAATATCGCCATCTTCATTTGTTAATTTTCTTCTGCGAGTATATGACATCAAATATAGAGGTTCAATGCTATTTGTGCACTGACCTACAATAGAAGTTGAACCTGCTGGCGACGACATTGTAATTGCAATATTACGTCTTCCAAATTTTGCATGTTTTGCTTTATATTCATCACCGACGGCATCTAGCATCTTGTTGATGAATGCATGATTAGATTCTAAAGTAGGATCATAATCAGGAAAAGCACCACGCTCTTCAGCGAGATCAATCGAAGATCTCCAAGCAGAAACAGCAATTGTCTTATAAATTTTATCTGTTAAAGCAATTGATTCATCAGAACCATATGCCAAACCAAGCATTGCAAAAACATCACCAAGTCCAGTCGCACCTAAACCAGTTCTTCGACCAGTTTCACACATATTCTTAATCTTGATCCACAATGACAATTCACGACTTTTAACGTCAAAATCTTCAAGATCTGATTCGATTTTCTGAAGAATTTTGCTAATTGCTTCTAATTCTAACTCAACAAGATCATCCATTAATCTTTGTGCTAAATAAGAATCTTTTTCAAGCAAATCAAAATCAAATCTTGCATTTGGCGTAAAAGGATCAATAACGCATGGCAATAATCTTACCAACATAAGTCTACAAGAATCATATGGTGGAAGCGGCAATTCGCTACAAGGATTTGTGCTAACAGAACGAAATTTTGGATATACGTCCGCTGGCGTGTTGTTTAAAATTGTATCCCAAAACAAAGTTCCGGGTTCAGCACATTTGTGTGCAGCAGAAATTATTTCATTCCAAATACTTCTTGCATCAACTTGTTTTCTAATCGTTGGATGAGTAGATGCAACGGGCCAGCGTTGTTCATATGTTGTATTGTTAATAACTGCGTTCATAAATTCATCACTGATTCGAACTGAAATATTTGCACCAGTGACTTTTGTTTTGTCTAGTTTGATTTTAATAAACGACAGAATATCAGGATGATGCACAGAAATTGTAATCATTTCTGCCCCTCTCCGCCCATCCTGTGCCACTTCTCTGCATGTATTGGAATACCTTTCCATGAACAAAGAAACACCGTCTGAGGTGCGAGCAGCGTTTTTTGTGATGGTTCCGCGAGGCCTAATGGGTGAAACATCAATGCCGACACCACCACGGCGTTTCATGATTTGTGCCAACTCTTCATCAGCTTTACAGATTCCACCATATGAATCTTGTGGCGACTCAACAACAAAACAATTTGATAAGCTTTGAATTTGATTATCGTTTCCAATTGCAGACATTGGAGAACCTTGAGGGATCACTCTTTTGAAACGATAGAATAAATCATAAATTTCTTGTTCAGATAAACCTCTTTGAAATTTATTTTCAATGCGATAAAATTCTTTTGCAAGTCGACGATGCATATCATCTGGTGTTTTTTCTAACAAATTTGAATTGCAATCTGTTAGAGCATATTTTGTAATAAAAACATCTGTTGCTAAAATATCACCACCATCAAAATATTTTAACGTAGCATCACGTGCATCTTGTGTATCATATCGCATTTTAATTTATTCCTTTTAATTCTTCAACTGTCTGTAATTCTTTTAAACGATTTCGCAATTTAATTCTTGTATCTTCTTCGTTATCTGGATCAAATGACGACGATGAAACAGCGTCTGGATTATCAGATAACAAAGTTATCATTGATCTTGCTGTGTTAATTTTAACTGAATACAATAAACCGTCAGATCCAATTCGATTTTTTGCAACAAATAATCTTCCAACGCCAGCAGCTTTTTCATGAGATTTTCTTGAAAGTGAAATAACAACATCGCTTTCTTGTGCTTTGCTATATGCTTCAGACATATTGCTTAAGTCAACAACGTCAGCATTTGAACCTTCTTTATTGCTTTGACTTGCCGTCCAAACTGGAACACAAATCTCTGATGCAAATGCTCGCAATTCTTGATAAATTTGTTGCAACTCAAATCTTTTTGCATCATATTGTCTTGTTGAACGCATAATATCTGCGTAATCAATTAAAATTAAATCTGGTTTAAAACCAATTGCTGCTAATTTTTCAACATGTGATCTAATATTTGTAATTGTTGCCCAACATGTTGGGAATTCTTTAATAAATAATCTACCAAGTTTAACAGTTGCATAATGTCCGATTACATCATCTTTTTTAGAATGAACATCATTTGAATCAATATCGCATAAGTTTGAATCATAACGTAGACCCACAAGTGATTCAGACATTTCAAGTGTATAGTGAATAACATTTTTTCCAGCACGCATAGCATTGGCGCCTAATTGAGTCAAAAAATGAGATTTACCAACGCCTGTTCCAGCAACAATACAGCCTAATTCACCACGACCTAAGCCGCCGTTTAATATGCCTTTAGAATCTAATTTTTCAATTCCAGTTGGCACAGGGTTTCTATTTCTAGTTACAAATCTTGCATCTGGTTCATTTAAAAAATCATGTCCAGTTGTGCTTCTAACGCCCATTGAAACTGCTTTTTTTACAATTTCAGCAATTGATTCATATGAATTTTCTGCATTCATTAAATCAATGCTTTGTTCAATTGCGTCTTTTAATGCTGCTTTTCGACAAAAATCAAGTGCTTTTTCTTTTACAAATGGAATATCACCCAATTCATCATCTGAGCGAATCTTCGTTAAAAATTCAACAACTTGTTGTTTCAATATTTCGTCAGCAGCATGACTTAATTCGTCTTTAACAATACCAACCAATAATGGAAAAGTTGGAAATGTTCGATATTTCTTTGCATAATCAAAACATAATTTTGCAATAAACCCAAGATATTTTAAATCAAAATATTTAGGATTTAATATTTCTTGAATTTCTTCTGCCCATTTATGATCAAGCAATAACGCTTGAACAACTCTTTCTTGAAATGTTTTTCCATATTTTGAAAATGTTATTATATTATCTTGCATGATTGATACCTTGTAAATGCAAACGTTAATTGATCTACATTGATATTAGAAACTCCCTCGTCATTCAATAGTTTATGCATACCGATTAAATCCATTGCTTGTCTTGAGGTTGATAATAATGTATTAATTTGATTTGACTTTGACACAGGTATTGAATTTATATCTAGCTTCACTAAATCCCAATTCATTTTAATTTTATCGACTTCATCAATAATTCTTTGACACGGCATTGATGAATCTCTATTTGCAGCAGCGTATTTTATAACATCATCTAAAATTATTGACTTTTCACGAAATAATGGAATATGCTTTGTTAATGTTTTAAATCCAATTCTAGAAACGCCTGGAATATTATCGCTTGCATCGCCACAAATTGCTTTTGCAATGCCGAAATTTTCTGCCAAGATTCCATATTCTTCATAAATGTTTTGTGGTGATAATACAATTTTTTTATGAAATGAATATTGATGAATTTTATCAGTCAACAATTGATGCATATCTTTATCAGAAGATCCAATGATAATATTTTTATGATATAATGGCCCACTAACAAGATAAGCAATTAAGTCGTCACCTTCACAATCTTCAGTATACAATTGCCAAACTGGCATAAGTCTAAGAAATTTTACAAGCGCAATATTCTGATGCAATCTATTTTCATTTGAATCTGGAATATCGTCTTCATAAAATCTATTTAATTTCTCAGGACGGCGATTCATTTTATAATCAGCATAAATTTTTCTACGCTTAGATGAACCGCCTCCTTCCCAAGTAATAATGATTGCTTTTGGCATTAAATCATTTGATAGTTTTGTCAGTGTTTTAATAAACCCGACAAATCCACCCATTTGATAACCATGTGAACTCACTGACGGAAAAGCGCAATATGATCTAACAAATAGATTCATAGCGTCAATTATCAAAATGGGATTATTGCTTAAATCATCAACGCTATTTTCAGTTGTAGTGTCCATTATTTATTAGAAGAACCAAACCCTTTATCAGATCTCGCTTGCGTCATATTACAATTGCTTTTAATTGGCATAAATCTTTTATGAAAAATTAATTGCGCAATTTTGTCACCATGATTAAGTGTAACTAAATTCAAATTTGTATTCTGAATCATAACGATTAATTCACCAGTGTAATCTGCGTCAATAACACCACCAACAACATGAAGTCCGCATGATGCTAATGATGATCTTGACACAATTTGAGACCAAATCTGTTTATTGTTATTCATAATACAAACGCCAGTATGAATTTTTGTAACACAATTTGGCAATAAATAAACTTTTTGCAAATCATCTTTAAGACAAGCATACAAATCATATCCAACATCGCCATCATAAGACGTTGTTGGCATTTTAGCATTAGGCAACAATAATTTAAATTCAATTTGTGAAAACAAACTTTTCTTCACAAAAGAAATAAACGATTTAAAGTAAGTTCCGTCTAATAAAGTGCTTAAGAACATAGTGCATCCAGTTTTTTAATTGCTTCTGCTGAATCATCGTCAGTTGTGATAGATTCATAATCAGTTGATTTAATAACAAATGCAATTTCTAACATATCGTCAAAGTATGTTGCAAATTCAGCATCTTTCATTAGCTCTGAAAGATTAGATTTTTGAAATTTCTTTTCATAAATTTGTTTCTTATTTGCATCTAAAACTTGCAACGTATTCCATGATTTACTGTTTTCATAAATATATTCAAATCCGTTACAAGCAATCATAGGACCGTTTGATGCTTTGTCTTTTAATACATCTAATAATTGTTCGTATTCAACAATGCCAAATCCGAATAAAATATAAAATGTTGCTTTTCTAAAGGGTCTTGAAACTTTATTTTTAATAACAGTTGCAGTAACTTCTATTCCAATAATGCCATCGCTAGTGTCTTTAACTTGCTTTCCAGCGCTTAATTTAATTCTAACGCTAGCGTGAAATGGAATTGCAGCACCGCCGGGTGTAAAATCAGGTGATCCAAAAACTAAACCAACTTTGCTTTTGATCTGATTTAAACATACAAAAGTTACATTGTGAGATGCAATAACGCCAGTGATTTTACGCAATGCTTTAGCAATTGTACGTGCTTGAAGACCCATTTGTTGATCATCATAATCACCTTCAAGTTCTTGTTTTGGCGCAGTCGCAGCAACAGAATCCCAAACAATTAAAATAGGAATAGTTGAATTTGCAGCAGCGGCATTTCTAATCGTTGCTTCAGCGATTTTAAATACTTCTTCAGTACAATGAGTATCACAATATACAAATCGATTATTGACGTTAACACCCATTTCAGCAAGTTTTTCAAGCGGCACAGCATTTTCAGAATCAATATAAACAACTAAACCACCTAAACTTTGAACAGTTCTTGCCATATGAAAAGCAATATGCGATTTGCCACTTGACGGCGGCCCAGAAATTTCAATAATTCTTCCTTCGGGCATTCCGCCATTTCTACGATTAGAAACAATATAATCTAATTGCTTTGATCCTGTTGAGATCCAGCGTTTAACGTGTGTTGGTGAGTGATCATTATTAAGATTATATGCAACTCTAGTACCAAATTCTTTATTCAACTGAGAAATTAATGATTTTGCAACATCGTTTGCATCAATGTTATTTTGTTGTGTAGACGTATTATCATCTTTGTTCTTTTTTGGCGCCATATAAATATACTCCTTGCCCGATATGCTAAAACGCATATCGGGCAATTGCAATATTACGTTTTGTTACGAGTTATTAACAGATGCAAACAATGTTTCTAGATCATCTAATTTTTGATCGGTATTAGATTTTGTTGTTTCGGTTGTCTTTGTAGCGGGTTTATCAGACTTTGCTTGTGTTGCAGTTGTTTCAGGAGCATTATGCTCAGTTCCTGCATCTCCGTCGCTAGGAGCACCTTCTGATAACCAAGTGTCCAAATCACGTTTACACTCTTCATATGTTTTTTCTTTATAAACATTACGAAGATTAGGAACGTTCTTCTTAAGCTCTTCAAGTTTTGCTAGATCACCAAATGCTTTGCTTGGCTTTCTTGCAACATCAACTGCTGTATCATTATACTTCTTGCCTGGAAGTTTCTTAACTGTAACTTTTAAATCAAATCCAGAATTTAAGTCGGTATAATCACCAATCTCGCTATCTAAAAAGAAATTTAGCAACCGTGAATGAATTTCTTTTCCAACTGACCAAACTTTGATTCCTTCACTTTCTTTACCGCGAACCAAAACGAGAAT